AGGGTAGTGCCATGTCCAAATTGTATTCTACGAATCCCAAGATGGACGAATCGGGAATTACTGCGGAGTACGAAGCGTTTTCGATCACCCCTATGCGTGTTATTACGGGTGGTTCTCTGTATATGTGGGCACTGCAAAACCAGAAAGATTTCAATAAGGAACGGACTATTACTCGTCCCGAGGTTCTGCGAAAAGCAGTAAAACTCATCGAGGATGGTCGATACCCGCAAAATGTGATGGAAAACCTTGCCAGTGAGGGCGAAGACTACTGGAAATGGCTGGACTGACTCTTTTGCGAATCGTATCGAATTCCGATCTTGCTCGGCAGGAACAGGAGATCAATGACCGCGAGTTGCAGGAGCGACAGGATCAGCCCGTCATCCTTGGGCTGGTTGCATATCTGCGAAGTAGCTGGGATCGGGCGAAGGCGGCCAAAAGCCCCATTGAGCAGATCATGTTGCATGCGTTGCGCCAGCGCAATGGCGAGTACGAAGCGGACAAACTACAGCAGATTCGGGTGCAGGGTGGATCCGAGATTTACATGATGATCACCGAGGTTAAATGCCGCGCCGCAGAATCCTGGCTTCGCGACATCCTGCTGGATGAAGGTTCACCTCCGTGGGACTTGCAGGCTACTCCCATTCCAGAACTTGGGCCGACACAGGCCAAGGAAGTGCAGGATATTTTTGCCGAGCGTGTGCTCAAGATGGTGGAGGCATTCGGTCAGGCTCCCACACAGGAGGAAATAGCCGAGCTTCGGGAGGTGGTTAGCCAGGACTATCGGTTTGCCATTCTGCAACGGGCGCAAGCGCGCGCGGACAGGATGAAACTCAGGATTCAGGATCAGTTCGTTCAAGGCGGCTGGGAACAGGCGTTCAACGACTTCATTACCGACCTCGTGACATTTCCTGCGGCTTTCATCAAAGGGCCGGTCGTTCGCCGACAGCGTATCCTGGAATGGAAGACCAACGCGGATGGAAGAACGGTTGTCGAGCCGGGTGAGCGACTTGGCCCGGAATACGAACGGGTTGATCCGTTTTTCGTATACCCGGAGCCGGGGGTCGGTAACCTCAACGAAGGATATCTGTTCGAACTCCACCCGCTGAGCCGGATGCAATTGTCCGATCTTATTGGGGTACCGGGGTATGACGAGGATGCCATCCGCAAGCTGCTGGATATCGGCAATGCGCAATCCTGGGTCAATGAGCCGGTGGAAATTCAGAAGAACGAAGAAGAGCGCAAATTCTACTCGTACTTGAAGCCGACGACCGAGTACGACGCTCTGGAGTTCTGGGGGAAAGTCAGCGGCAAGATGCTGCGGGAATGGGGAATGCCGGAAGAGGAAGTTCCGGACGAGGCGCGCGAGTACGATGCCAATGTCTGGACAGTGGGTAACTTCGTTATCAAGGCAGTACTCAACTACGATCCGCTGGGTGAAAAACCCTATACCAAGACTTCCTTCATCAAGTGCCCAGGGGCTTTTTGGGGGAAGGGTATTCCGGAGATCATCGAGGATTTGCAAGGCGTGTGTAACGCTGCCGCGCGCGCCCTGGTCAATAACATGGGGATTTCTTCCGGGCCGCAGGTCGAGGTCAACATCGAGCGGCTGCCCGCCAACGAGGAAATCACGCAGCTCGCTCCGTGGAAGATCTGGCAGACGATCAACGACCCTGTAGGGTCGAGTGCCCCAGCTATTCGTTTCACGCAACCCGATTCGCGTGCATCCGAGCTTGTAGCGGTTTATGAGAAATTCAGTCGCCTGGCAGATGACCATTCGGGTATTCCAGCCTATGTATACGGTGATTTGAACGTACAAGGTGCCGGGCGAACGTCGTCCGGGTTGTCCATGCTCATGGGAGCGGCAGGCAAGGGGATTCGGCAGGTTGTGATGCACATTGACGCGGATGTGGTGAAACCCATCATACAACGCCAGTTTGTGTACAATATGCGTTATGACGAGGATGAGTCGATCAAAGGTGATGTCGAGGTGGTAGCCAAAGGCGCGATTAATCTCGCGGTCAAGGAAACCGTCAATGTTCGGCGTATCGAGTTTCTCAATGCGACTGCTAATCCCATCGACATCGAGATCATGGGTAAGGAAGGACGTGCCACTATCCTTCGCGAGGTGGCAAGAGGCTTGCAAATGCCTTCGGACGAGGTTGTGCCGTCCAGAGAAAAAGAAAAATTCAGGAGCCAGGTGGTTGCACAGCAACCGCAACAACAAACTCCGCAGCTACCCGATGGTTCTCCCAAGGGTGGAATGGAAGCGAATGTGGTGCAGAGTCGTGTGAGTGGAAGGGCGGCATGATCAAACCCGAGCTTCGCATCGTCAAAACACTTGCACTCATCGTAGGCCAGTATCCGGAATTTCTAGATTGGTTGGTACAATGGGAGTTGCAGGAACTTCGGCGACTTCCTAGTGCCGTCAATAGCCCGGCAGTATTTCAGGGGCGCTGCCAGGTGTTGGGCGAAATTACAGGTTTCGCTAAGGAAGCTCCTGCGTTGGCGGCAAAGTTATGATGTAACTCGCCGACTTTTAATCACGCATACCGATAGGAGCGTTTGACATGGCACTTCCAGAGCAAATTCGCAAACAGACCGAGGCAGTTCAGGAGTTGTACAAGGCTGCGGCCGATAGCACTACTCCGCCTGTTGAAGATGAGGTCATTACTCCGCCTGTCGAGGAATCTGAAGTTGCTCCAGTACCCGCAGATGAGCAAAAAGCGAGTGCTGACGAGGTGCCGGAAGAAACAGTTGCCCAGAAGTACAGGACGCTTCAGGGCATGTACAATGCCGAAGTTCCCCGTTTGCATCAGCAAAATCGGGAAATGCAGCAGCGTATCAAGGAAATGGAGCAGTTGTTCGCTTCGATGACCGCTACGCAAACTACCGCTGCACCCGCAGTGGTCGAGCGTCTTGTAACCGATCAGGACGTTGCGGATTATGGCGAGTCGTTGGATGTAATGCGCAAAGTGACGCGAGAGGAACTTGGAATCGTTGCCAAGCGTATTGCCAATATCGAAGCTACATTGCACTAGATGCAGACGCAGGTCGTACCACAGCTTGCATCCGTGACACAGCGCCAGCAACTGACTGCGGAACAGAAGTTCTGGTCAGACCTGGTTGCTGCGGTTCCGAATTTCCGGCAGATCAACGATAACCCGGAGTTTCAAGCCTGGTTGTTGACTGTCGATCCGCTGACTGGCATTGCTCGGCAAACGTACCTTGACGACGCGCAGCACGCACTCGATGCAGCTCGGGTTGCCAATTTCTTCCATATCTGGCTAGAGTCTACTGCTCATCCTGCTGGAACTTCCCCCGCGTCCGAGTTGGAAAAACAGATTTCTCCCGGTCGCTCGCGTAGCACCGGAACTTCTGCGACTACCAGTCAGGGTAAAATGTACACTCCGTCCGACATCCAGAAATTTTTCAATGATGTTCGTATCGGAAGGTACAAAGGTCGGGAGCAGGAACGTTCTCGTATCGAACGCGATATTTTCGCTGCACAGCGGGAGAATCGCATCCAACGCAATGCTTGATTAAGGAGCTACATCATGGCTTTTCCTGTATCCGGTACTTACCCTCAGCTAAGCGGTAACTTCATTCCCGAAATTTGGGCGGGTAAACTCGTCGAGAATTTCTACGATGCTACTGTGCTCGCAGCGATCTCGAATACTGACTATGAAGGTGAAATTCGACGGTATGGCGATACGGTGAATATCCGCACTACCCCGGAAATCACCATCAATACATACGCAAAAGGGCAGAGTCTGACTGTCGAGACTCCCACCAAGGCGAAGCTGCAACTGCTCATCGACAAGGGTGAGTATTTTGCGGCTATCGAAGACGACGTGGACAAGATTCAAGCGGACATCAACTTGATGGATGCCTGGACGAAAGACGCGTCCGAGCGTATGAAGATTAAGATCGACGAGCGGGTGCTGACTGATATCCTGGTTGGTGTCGCTGCTACCAACAAGGGGGCTACTGCCGGTGCAATATCTGCTTCGTTCAATCTTGGTACTACTGTGGCGCCAGTGGCAGTGACCAAGCTCACCGTGCTTGAACTTCTGGTAGATATCGGTACTGTACTGGACGAAGCCAATGTCCCCGAGGCTGGGCGATACATTGTTATTCCAGCAAAGATGGCGGGGTTGATCAAGAAGTCCGATCTGAAAGATGCCTCCTTGTCCGGTGACAGTACTTCCATCATGCGCAATGGTCGCCTGGGCATGATCGACCGCTTCACTCTGTATGTCAGCCATAACCTGAGCGTAGCGGCTGGGAAGTACAACCTCATTGCTGGGCATAAGATGGGCTTTACGTTTGCATCGCAGATGACGAACGTGGAAACCATCCGGTCTGTGACCACTTTCGGCAACATCATTCGTGGTCTCCAGGTATACGGCTACCAGGTTGTCAAGGGTGATGCCCTGGCTACTGCCGTTGTGACGTTGGCATAGTAGGGGGAAAGGGGGCTTCGGCCCCCTTTTTTACATCATGGCTAAGCATTTCATCAAGGCAGCAATCAAGCATCCTGGTGCTTTGCGTAAAACGTTGGGCGTCAAAAAGGGAGCAACGATTCCCGAAGCGGCGCTTGCTGCGGCTGCTAAAAAACCGGGTAAGTTGGGGCAGCGCGCTCGATTGGCGCAAACATTGCGGAGATTACGAAAATGACCAAGCAGTATATTCGTGTGAAGGCGGATGGGTTCATCTACGAATACAATAAGTACATGGCCGAGAATCCGGCTTGTGAATTAGTCTCTGAAGAGGTTGCCTATCCTGAGCGATTCATGCCGAAAACTGCGGCACGCAGGAAGAAGGGTACTCTGAATTTGACGACTGACGATGTTCCTGAAGCTCCGGCATATACTACCCCTGAACTGGCTCAGGAAGCCGCGAAAGGCTGGCCGAAGTGACACCAAATAACGTCATTAATGAAGTACGGTGGTTGGTTGAGGATACAAAAACGCCGTATCGCTACAGTGATGAATTGCTGCTTGGTTTCGTCAATCAGACTTTTAAGAGAATAGCCTTGATTCGTCCCGATCTGTTTGCGGTTGTCGCTGATATCGCAACAGTACCGGGAACAGTATTGCAGACCTGTCCGGCAGATTCGATCCGACTGGTTGAAATTTTTCAGGTCAAGGGTGGCAATTCGGTTACGGAGGTCAGTCGCACTACATTGAATCAAACGACTCCTGGGTGGCAGCAGGAGGCGTCTGGGCAACCAGTGAATTTCATGCGACACGTTCGCAATCCCAATCAGTTTTTCGTATATCCCGCGCCCGAGGCTGGAGTTGTGCTCATAGGGGAGTATGTCCAGACTCCACCTGACTACACACTTTCTCAAGTAGTTACTTTTCCCGTCGATGCATACTTCCCATCGGTAGTGGATGGTGTGGTATTTTTGGCGGAATCTGTTGATAATGAGCATGTGAATTCCAACCGTGCTAAGTTGTTTCAGGATTCATTTTTGCAGGGTTTTGGGGGGTCGTTGCAGTCGCGTGCGCTTACGGATATCAAAGCTGCCGGGGAAGACTCGAAACAGGTGATTTGATGGGTACTCGTGTTTTTTCTACTCTCGTACCGCGTATACAAGCGTCCGTTCCTGGATGCCCGCAAGCTACCATCGTTCAGTATATTCGTGATGCGGCGATTCGTACATGCGAGCGTACATTGTATTGGCGCTACCAGATACCGCTTTTCGACTTGTCGCCCGGAGTCAGTGAGTATGCGTTTAACAAACCGACGAATGCTGATGTCCATGTAGTCTTCGAGGCACTGGTCAATGGGCGGCCTTTGAAGCGCCTGACAATGGAAAATGCCATCGAACTGTACCCGCAGTGGGCCGATTTATTCAGTGGTATGAGTCTCGAAGATGCGTGGCATTTTGATTCATCCAATCAGTACAATACCAATGTGTATGATGATAAGCAATTCAATGCAAGTGGTGGGGCGACGCTCGATGCTGCGGCATTGGATGCTGCGAGCGCACCACAAGCTATTTGCCAGATAACTTCCGAGCGATATGTCGTTTTGCCTTTGCCGGATGATTCCAAGGCTTATACGTGCCGCATGTTTACGGCACTTAAACCGGCGCATGGCGCTACTGGTATGGATGAGTTTACTTTCAATGAACTCGAAGAAGTAATCATGCATGGGACATTGCAACATCTGCTTGTGCTTCCGCAAGCTGCCTGGTCGGATCGTGAACTGGCTGCGTATCATGCAAAACAGTACGTTTTTCAGGTTGCAGAACGTCGCGCTCGCGCAAATCTAGGGAATGTTCGTGGAATGCTGCAAGTGCATATGCAACCGTTTGGGGCTTGATCATGCCGATTGTGCTTAAAAACAATGCCTCCGGGTTTCTATCTACCCCGATCAGTGCATCTGATCCCTCGATCGTACTTCAGGTTGGGGAAGGAGCTGCTTTCCCGAGTCTTGCTTCGGGCGAGTATTTCTATGCGACGATTCAGTCACTTCTTTCCAGTGATCTTGAGATTGTGAAGGCTACGGTGCGTACAGGTGACGTGCTGACTGTCGTTCGTGCCCAGGAAGGTACTTCGGCATTGTCTTTTGCCGCAGGTAGCCTGGTCGAGTTACGGGTAACGGCACAGTCCGTGCTGGATGCCATCAATGATAGCGTGACGACTGCGCCGGCTACAGGGATAGCTTTTACGCCCTATGGGAACATCGCAGCGACGAATGTGCAGGCTGCCATCCAGGAAGAAGTTGATGACCTTGCAGGGGCTGCTGGGGCTACTGCTGTGGGTTTTACGCCCTATGGGAACCTCGTAGCGACGAATGTACAGACTGCCATTCAGGAAGAGATTAATGACCTTGCTGGGGCTGCTGGGGCCACTGCTGTGGGTTTTACACCCTATGGGAGCATCGCAGCGACGAATGTGCAGGCGGCTGTCCAGGAAGTGATTGATGACGCTGCTGGGGCTGCGATGTTAGCTGTAGTGGCTGGGACTGGGGACGCCATCGAGCTTACGGTAACGCCGGCCATCACGGCGTATGCGAATGGGCAGGTGTTCCAGTTTGCGGCGACGGCGGTAAATACGGGCCCTGTGACAGTGAAGGTTTCGGGTTTGGGGGCTGTGAGTCTTTTCAATCGTTCGGGGGATTCGTGTGTGCTCGGGGACATTATCGTCGGGGATTTGCTGACGATCGTGTTTAGCGCGACTAAATTTTACATGGTCTCCGTGCGGCATCACGGGGGCCTTGAGTTCAAGCCTGTAAATGGCGTTGGCATTGCCACGTCGATCTCGCTTGATACGATCATCAATCATTGGGGCGAAGTCCAGGCGGCCGGGCTGACGCTGACGTTGCCGCTGGCGGATACCTACGTTTCCGGTACCACGATTAGCCTGATGTTTCAGTTTGCTGCCACGATCATAGTCTCAGGCGCGGATACGATCTCGTGGGGG